TCTTTTCTTTTCCACTTTTCTAAATGTTATCTCTTTTGGCAAGGTGATTTAAATTTTCATATGATGCAATTGGATGATTCTTCCCCTGATTTTAATTTAGTTTATAATACTTACTATGCTACAAATTATGATAGACAAGCCGGAAATGGCGATGGATCTGGAATTCCCCCAAATGGTGGTACTTCCACTATAATTGGCGATATAAATTATTCTGATATTGTTGCGATGAATGTGCCTTTAATTACGAAACCCCCTATTATGTATACATATCCCCGACGTGTAAATAGTGACTTAATGAATAATTGGAGAGCGTCTGGTGGAACTTTAACTTATAAGAATGCTCTTGGAACGAATGTGATAGTTTATAGATCTGCAGGACCAAATTTGAAATTTTATCGATTTATAGGAATACCTGAATTGGCTGATATTGGCTTTGAGTTTATTAGAGGACTTTTCTAGATTATTATGATTCTGGAGCGACTGGACATGCTATGATTGATATTTTAATTACTAAACAAATTTCTTTAAATTTAATGAATAATAATGGAACCATGACTAATTTGATAAATCAGATTCAATCCGCTTTTCCTAGTACGGATCTTGCAAATGTGTTAGCCCCTAATCAACTTTCTTATTTAGGATTATTGAAAATAGATGATAATGACTCCGAAGATGAAAATGGTCACGATGTCACTGGCACTGGAAAGATGGTTGCACGAGCAAGGCGTTAAGAGCGTCATTTTTACACGATGTCCCAGTTCCCCCAACCTATGACTTATAGTGTTCGGTCTTCGCGTTACAACCGGAAAGATGCAACAACCAAGGAGGGAGTGATCCCGTTCATCCGAGCCACGGTTGACTTTGGTGAAGTAGCGAGTACCCAAAAGGTAGCTCACCCCATGACCCAGCTGAACAAACTGAACCCGATTGCCCACAACATGGATTTATTGATGCCCGAGCAAGTCCTGAAGAAGGATATTTCCAATATAATGAACAGGTACAACGACAAGAAAATGCCGGCCCGGTCTTCGAATCACAACTCTGCTGACGAAACAACTAGTGAGGGAGTGATCCCGTTCATCCGAGATACGGTTGACGCTAGTGAAGCTGCGAGCACCATTGTGGTGGCTCCCCTCTTTAATGAAATGACCCCCTGCCAGATTCAATCCCGAATTGCCCGAGAGATGAGAGGTCCATGGAAGTTCGATGCTGTGATGGACTTAGTTCGACGATATCTGCGAATCAGAACGGAGAAGAGTGGCAATTGCTACTTTGATCTAGTAATTCGTAGTGCGGCTACAACCCCAAGTGTTAATTGGAAGGACCATGAATCTACATTGGAAGTTATTTACGAGGATGACGATCAAGAGGAGATGTGGCGAGTGTGCCAGTGCAAGCAAGTATGCAAGTATGAGCTTCGCATGTGGAAAGAATTCTTCCGGTGTATGATTATGTTTAGGACTGAGCATGAGCGAGATATTCCCCGACCACCGCGGAATTTCGAGAATTTGGCCTACTGGGAAACCATAAGACCAAAACCCCTTGTGATGATAGGAAATCTGGAAAGCAGATGGACTGTCACCTATGAGGATGAGGTGGAAGTGAGTGAGACTGCAAAGTTGAACTCCTTCTGCCGACAAAAGGTAAGTGTTGAGACTGAGGAAACTCTGGCTGAATACACTGAAGATGAATCTCCCCCCCAGATGTGGAATATTGATGGAGAGGAAGAGGAGTGGTGCATGCCAAAGAAATTTGTGCGTGTTGCTACTGAGGATGAGACCATTTTCAAGATTTTGTTGAAGAACGAGATCGAGGATAAGATGAATCGTGAGCGAATTTGGTCATTGAGAGAAAATCCCAATATGTCCCAATGGTTTACCCAATACCAAAAACAATGGGTCCGCGAGCCAAAGAAACCAGTGCTTCGTGGAATGTGGGAGGACTTAATCCCACGCAGTTACCTCACTGCACAACCACCCCAATGGAAGAGAAAGAATGAGATGTTTGAAACCCAGGGTGGGAAAGAAGAAAAGAGGAAGGCTAAGATTATGGCTGATCGTGATAAGAAGTGTATGACTGAAATAGTTACTGCGCGTATGAAGAGTGTGTTTGAGCATGGACGTAAGAAATCCACCAAACGACAACAACCACGAAAACACCAAGTGGATTATGAAACTCAAATGTTTGAGGGATTTATGAAGACTGGATTGTTAGACCCTAAGTTAGCTGATAAGGTGACAACTACGCTTGACCGCGTGGAACAGACTGTTTTGAATGCTGAAGCTTTAGTGAATGAGACTGCTGAACGAATCACGAATCAAGGACAAATTTTGACTGATGAGACGAGTGAAGTGATGCGCATGGCGCGTGGAACGATGGACTCTTTTGGACTTAAGTTTGATTTTGGAATGAATTTTATTTTTAGTAGAATGATTGATGTGAGTGGATTTATGCGAGAAGGTTTTAGTTTAGGACGAATTTTTGAGACGATTGCGAGATTGTTAGTAGATTTGAATGTCCCCATGAATATGATAACCCAAATAACTGTTGCCCTTACCCCCTATATTAACCGCGTCCTGGATGCAAGTGTGAGACAGGCCGAGATGCCCGATACCCAAGGGTTCACGGAAGATCTTCAAGCCATTGGTGAGAAGATCATTCCGTGGGCCTCTGTGGCTTCTGGAATTCTTGGTGGATTAACGATTTTAATTAGCGCGATATATTTTAAGGTAGTGCCGAAAGGTGATGATGTGGAAGGATTTGTTAGTAGTACCGTAGGTAAGTCATTTGATATGTTTAGATTGATGCAAGGAAGTGTTGCGATTGAGAAATTTTATGGATGGTTTAAGAATATGTACTTGCAAGTGTTTGCATGGTGTATGGGAAAGAGTGTTGAAGAATTAGAACGAAAGAGTAATATTAAGAGTTTGACTGGAGAAATGCAAGTCTGGGCTGAACAAGTTGCTACGTTTATGTCCCCTGAATACCAACAAGCGATCCAATTGGATGTGAATTTGAGACAACAAGTGTTTGCGATGTATGATAAGAGTCAACATTTTGCGAGTGAAATTTCTGCGATGAATGCGAATGCTGGAATAGTTACGATTTTTAAAACTTTTCAAAAAGATTGCTTTAAACTTTATGAGATTGCGAGAAAACCCCTTTTGTATGCGACTGCCCGACCTGACCCCTTGTGTGTGAGTGTGAGTGGACCAACGAATATCGGCAAATCTGGAGTGATGTACAAGTTGATAAATGCGATTGCCGAGTCCCAAAACCTCCCTGTTACGAATAGAGCGTTTGCGAGAATTGCGAGTGTGAAACATTGGGATGGATATGCTGGACAGTTTGCTGTGATTCAAGATGATTTTGCCCAAGTGAAAACGAGTGAGGATGTTGCTGAATTGTTTAGTATGAAGACGAATGCTGAATTTACTCCTCCTATGGCTAAGATAGAAGAGAAAGGAATGAAGTTTTGTTCAATGTTAGTTATGCAAAGTTCGAATGTGAAATACCCTGAGCCTGTTGCGATTGTAGATTTTCCTGCTCTGTGGAGACGACGTGATGTTTTGATTGAAGCGAAAATGAAAGTGCATGTTGCTGAGAGAGATCCTATTGGACATACCCATCTTTTATTGAGACAAATTGATTCTTCAAGTCCTACCGGACCAACTGGACGATGGATGGAAGTGAGAGATATGGAACAATTTTTAGTTAAGAAATATTATAATCATATGGTGAATCAAAAAGCTTTGGTTGAGAATTTGAATGCTGGAACAAAGATCCAGATGCATGAATTGATTGCCCCGAATGAATTCCCCGAAACCCAAATGTATGAAAGTGATGATGAATATCCCACAGTTAGTCAGATACCAAGTCCAACCCCAAGCGAGAGATCCTGGAGTAGTGATGAAGGATGGGAGAGACGAGGAGAGTATGATTGGGTTGATCGACGAAACCAACGACTTGATGAAGCTGACGTTTTCTACGATGCTGAGGAGTATATTATTCCAATCACTAAACCCATTGGACTTATTAGTAAGATTATTAAGAATAGAACCCAACCCAAGTGTGAAGGATACCACCCATTTTGGAAGACCCTTGTTCAGTGTAAAAGATTGATTTTGAATGCCCCCCTTGGAGGAAGACTTGACTACTCGGAAGAGTGTTGGGAATTCTTCTATGCTGCGATTGAAGAAGATAAGGATGTTGTGATGTTTTGCCCCACCCTATTGATACCTGAATTAGATAATACCATTTTTTATGAAAGGGACCTGATAACAATGTGTAGACGACATGAGGATATTACCCGATATTTCAATGATGATGCAAATGTGAGTGCGATTTTAGCGAATGAGGCTGCATGGGAAATTAGAGATAGAGTTTTGAAATTTAAGAATGTTCTGAGTGAGTGGTATGAGAGTGCCAAGAAGATTTTGAAAGCGATAATTGATGGAGTGATGAGTTGTTTGACCCCTGCCCATTGGAAATTGTTTGGAGCTATCATTGTGATGTGTACAGGAATCTCCCTAACCGGATGGTTTGCTGGATGGCTCCAAAGGAAAATTAACCCAACTCCTGCTCAAAAGAAAGCGATGAAGAAGATGAAGGTTGTGGAAAATGGTGATGATGATGAAGTTGAGCTAGTCGAGAGAAATCATGAAGGATTGACACCCGAGAAGAGAATACGACATGCTCATATCTGCGATTGTGGTAAAGTGTTTATTCACGACCACATAATTAGAACACCTGAGGAGAATGAACATTATCATAAGACCTATCCCAACTCTATGCGCTGTAAGGCGTGCTGGATCCCTGAAGATACCGAAGGAAGTGTACCAAGTGGAGATGAAAAGACCGCTAAATTACAAAAACTGAATTTGAAAACCGAAGGAAGTGTGCCATCTGGTGATGAAAAGACTGCGAAATTGGCAAAATTGAAACTTAAAACAGAGATGGCTGAAATTGAA